CACAAAATTGGCCACGCTGAGCCTGGCGTAGAATTTAGCGCCCTCTCGCAATAATTTTTTGCCGTATCGTGTCATGAGTCCCTTGCGTGGGTTGAACGAATCCGGGTCGAGAACGGTCGGGGTCTGAGTAAGCGGGACGTATGGGCAGTAGTAGTAACCGCTGTCCATGTACGAGTCGCCCTTATAGCCCAAGAGGATTTGGCCCGTTGGGAAGAGTGGGTCTTTGTACATTCTCCACTTGCCGTTGATTGTGCCGACGTACTGGATGCCGAGGTTGCCGGTGAAGGTGTCGCTCATCGTCGGGCCGAAACCAGCGGTTGCCGTCTCGAAGATGGAGCTAACTTCAGGGCTGCACACGATCCAGTTGCAACCGCCACGGAGGGTCTTACGGTGAACGACGTTGGAGATTTCGACGAGCTTGACGTACAGAGCTTCGTACTTCTCCTTAACCGTGTCGCCGAGGGCCGTGTTGAAGTCCCATGCTGAAACCGTACCAGCGTTGTTACGAAGGTCGGTCAGAACTTCACGGTCGATCTCAAGGTTAATTTCCTGTGCGAGAACGCTTGTCAGTTCGGCCTCTGCGTCCAAGTTGTGCTGGGAGCGAAGGTCTTGCTGAGCTTCGTAGGTCCAGACGGCCTTCAGCTTACGAGTGATGGCAACGATGTCTTCGGACTCTACGACGAGGTTGATTTCTGGGAGGTCTTGCTGGCCTTCGAGGTTCTGCTCATAGTTAACTACGACAGAGTTGGCACCTGGGTCGGCGGTCCACGTTGCGGTCATAACGCCGGTAACGAGGTTAAGCGTTGCGGACGATACGGACTGAGCGGGCGAGCCGACGGCCGTGAAGGTGAAGACGCCGCTCTGGGAGACAACGAAGGTCTGAACGAGCGTGCTGCCGACGAAGACGCTGCCAGTTACCGTACCCGCAAGAATCGGGGTGCGCTCAAGCTGGTACTGGAGGACTGCTGCGCCACCGGCATTGTTCTGCGTCTCATTGGACACGAACTGGTGGGTGTACCAGATGTCCAAGTTGCCAGTGCCGTCTGCAAGTTGCTGGAGCGACAGGTTATCGTCACCTGGGAAGCCCGGCTGAGTTGCGCCACGGGTTGCGCCCTTGTTGCTGGAGTACCTAAAGCGGAGGTAGTAAACCAAACCCGTAGGACCGAGCAACGGCTGAACGCTGACGATCTTGTTGGCGATCAACTGTGGGTAAATACGACGAACAAGCGGAATACTGATGCGCTTGAATTGTGCGATGTCTCCGGTATCGGTGGACTGTTCGTTAACGAGCCTCTGGTTTTCCAGCAGAACGGCAGTGTTAGAGCGATCCCACTTATTTTCGATACCTTCAAGGAGGCCGATATTGCCCCAACGCTTGCTCAGGAGAGCGGCTTCGTTGAGGTAGCGGCTGTTAAGGTTCATGTTCATATGGATTATATCCTCTTAAAAAAGCCTAAATGTTATAATTACTTGGAAGCCGGTTCATCCTTCTTGATGTTCGACAGGTACTTCCAATCGGCAAAGATGTCTTCGCCTAGTTGCTCTACGAAGCGCTGGCTTCGATCATCCACTGTGTTTTGTTCTGCGACGGCTTCACCAGAAACGTCCTCTTGTTCGCCAATCACAACCTGACGTTGATCCTTGCGATCAAGATGTCCCTGACCCCGTGCCTCTACCTTCTGTGCTTTCTGAGTCCTTGCGGTTCGTTCGTTATTCTTGCTTTCGCTGAGAACTGTCTGCTGGTGCTTAACGGCTTCCGAAAGCTGTTGATTCTGTGTAGCGAGACGCATGTTCTTAGCTTCGAGTGTCTTAATGTGAACCTTCTGCTCGTCGAGTTGCTTGCCAAGTTGCTCGACACGGCTGGAGGTTGCGTATGCGTAGTCTTCGTCGGAGAGGAAGTTCTGTGCGACTTCCAGAACCTTCTCGAAAGCGAGCTTCTGTTCTGCGACGGCCGGGTCGTTGAGAACGTCCTTCTTTGCCATCTCATAATACTTCTCGCCCTGGAGCGCTAGGAATTGGTCGAGCTTGTCAACCATGTATTCCTTAACGTCTGCCATCCTCTTGTCGTACTCTTCGTAAAGGGAGACTTCGAGCGTGTCGTTCTTGGAGCGCTCTTCCTGAAGCATTTGATAAGCTTCCTCGTAGCCCTCTTCCAATGCCTGCTCAAACTCTTCCTTCTGAATTTCCAGACGGTCACGAAGGTCTGTAATGATGTCCCAAGCTTGGGTATAACCCTGCTCGGCGGTTGCTTCGTCAGCAGCCTTTTCTTCGGTGATGGTCTTGTAAGCTTCTTCCAACTTGTCCGAGTATTCCTTCTCCAACTCTGCGACAGCGTTTTCGAGGAACTTTGAAACGGCCTCTTCAACGGTCTTCTGAGCATCTTCCGAAACTAGGCCAGCCAAAGCCTGCATTACCTGCTCAATACTGTTATTTGCCATTGTGTTCTCCTAAGCCTTGCG